CGTAACATGGATTACATCGGTATCAGTCAGTCTATCGGTCGTGTGATCCGTTTGGGTAGCACTGAGAAGACGTTTGGTCTAGTTTGCATCCCAACTTATGACGCTGTTGGTATTGGCACTGCCAAGAAAGTTCAGGCAGTTGTTGATGTAGTATTCAATCAAGGTCAACCTGCAATTTCTGAGATCAGAAAATGAATTACACCAAAGCACAACTAATTGATGCACTATGTGCAGAATGGGACTATCTTTGTCATGATGATTTTGATCCTGAAAATGATCAAACAACTGAAGAATATCGTGAGGACTTGATAGAAATGACCATCGAAAAATTGGTGGAAGAAACATCAACTGGAGAAGGTTACACACTTGAAGAGTTTATGGAGAATTGGGCATGACTGACATCAGACAACGAAAACTTGAAATCTATTGTAAGGCAACATTCAATGCTCTCAAATCTAATCTTGAGCTTTGGAATCCAAATGATCCTGATGTAGTGAGAATTATCACTCGTCAGTATTATGAAGGTGTGTTTAGTTGTCAATATGGTGACACAGGATTGATTAGTGAAAATGCAATGAATAGTCCATCAGAAAGGACAGATGATCATTGTTTTTCCCCTCAATTCGTTGGAAGGTTTGTGATGGATAATGCAGATGTATATCTTACTGATTATGATAAATTCAGAGAGGTTTTTATATCATCTTGTACAAAAATTAAAGTTACCAAGTCAGAGAATAGAAGATTACAGCAACTTACTGAGAATAAGAGAGGTGAGATGTATAAAGTCTTTGTTCCAACAGATAAGAAATATGAACATCTTGGGATCAAATTGTATAAGCGTCCAGAGAATAAGGTAAAATGGACTGATGCACAACCAACAGATGAGAACGTAACTTTTCTCCCACAACTTCTGGACTATGAAAAACAGTTTATCGTATGAAACAACCACCAAATCCTTACATTTTAGATTCCAAACTTAAAGAAACTGGTTTCTTAGTTGGAAAAAATTGGGAAGATCCCAATTTATATGCTGCTGTACCTTTGGGAGGTAGTGACACACAACTCGTGATTATTCACAAGGGAAAGCAACTCAAAACCTGTCGCAATCGTAAATCAGCAATTAACTTTATCACAAAACATAGTAAAGGAAAGTCACTAGCAAAACTCCCTGTCTAAAGCCGGCCCTCTAAACTGTCTCTGTAGTATGAAGAACACCCACCTAGAACATCCCGAAGATACTATTCTTACGGGTGACTTGTCTGTCTTGGATTGGTTCACTGAGGACAGTCATCTTTCTCTCAAAATGGATGGTGCTCCTGCGATTGTGTGGGGTACTGATCCTGCTACTGGCACATTCTTTGTAGGAACTAAAAGTGTTTTCAACAAAAAACTTATCAAAATCAATCACTCTCATGAAGAGATTGATGCTAATCATGCTGGCAATGTTGCTGACATATTACACCATTGCCTTGATAATCTTCCTGATTTCTCTGGGATTATTCAAGGTGATTTTATTGGGTACGGTGGTGACTGTACTTTTTGCCCCAATACGATCACTTATGTTTTTCAAGAGACTATTCAACAGGATATAATCGTAGCACCACATACAATCTATGTGACAAAGACTGATCTGCGTGATGCTATCGCATCTCCTATGATTCTGTGCCCTAAGAGTACGGATCATTGTCTATTCATTGCTCCTAAGTGTGAGCAACTGGATGAGGATTGGAGTGGCATTGTTTCATTCGCTCGCCAGATGTCTACTCTCTGTGAGTTCATGGATGACAAGCAATCTAAAAAAGTTAAGCAACAACTGAATGCCTGCATTCGTGAAGGTTTCCCTATTGATGACATCGTACAAGATGCAATCGCAATTGAGAACGACATAGACGTAAACGTATTGCGTTTGTGGTCTCTTGTCAAGTCAATCAAGGATGATATGTTGTTCACTTGCAGCAATAATGGTCCTGATGCTTACATTGGTCTTGATGAATGTGATGGTGAAGGTTATGTTCGTACCAATAATCTTGGAATGTATAAACTTGTAAACCGCGAATCGTTCAGTCGCGCAAATTTTAACAAGGTAAGGAATTGGCAGCCGGCCCTCTAAAGCGTCACTATAGTATGAACACCACTCAAACCACCATGATCACACCGACTGAAATTGTAGAAAAGCACACTAACATTCTGTGTGGTGTATTGACTGATGATTTTACTCTTCATCATCCTAACTCTGATCCTTATAAGTTTTACATTGAATCTGGTCGTAAGTATCACAAAGTGATTATGGAGACTAACAGTCAATCCCGTAGTGTTCATGCTTTCGTTGATAAGAAGACTGGCGAAGTTTACAAACCTGCATCATTCAAAGCACCTGCAAAGATTGTTCGTTACAATCTTCTGATGATTGAGTCCCGTGAGCAATGCTATCAGCGTGCGGATTGGGCGGGAGGTTATCTCTATGTTCGCTGACATTAACAGACAACTCCGAAAGCTTTCTATCTACAAACCCATGCAATTTCGTGTCACTCAAATTAACATCAATTTTCAAGATGGAGATTTTGAGTTACCACCAACAGAGCAACAAGCAATCATCGATGATGTCAAGTCTCTGACTTGGGAAGCATCTGATCCTGATGATCTTGTGGAAGAGATCACAAATGCCATCGGATTCTGTATCAATTCCATTGACTATTCTCTTGCCTAATTACGATGAAGATTGACACTGCTGGTAGAATCATAGGATCATTTCTTGTGGTCACTGCATATTTCATTATTCTCCATGTGAATCTATCATTAGGAGTGATTATGCAATTTGTTGGTGATGCTATCTCAGTACCATTCTTCATCAGAACAAAATCATGGGACGTGGTAATCATGCTCACGTTTCTATTAATCATCTCATCTACTAAATTGCTCTCACCACTATGAAATGGGAAGTTAAACTCTACGTCGCTGGCCAAGTCTTTACTGAGGAAGTGATTGCCAGGGATCCAAATGATGCAAAGAAAACAGCACTTGCAAGAAATCCTACAGCAACAATCGTAGGTGTCAACGCCAAATTTAACTAACATGAAATCTCTTCTCAGAATCTATCTGGCATCCGCACTTGCCATCACTACAACATCAATTGCAGCATGTTTCGTTTGGTATGTTCAAGAATATGATATGGCATATAAACTTGATCGACTTGGACAATATGAACGTGCTGAAATACATCGAAACAATTCACTTTGGTTAGGTATGTGGGGAGGTCTTTATGGTGTGTCAGGTGTTCTATCTGCCGGAGTCCTTTTATTGGATAGTAAAAGCCGGCCCTCCAAAGTGTCCTCATAGTATGAGCACAACTGAAGCAATGACCATCACCGAACGTAATAAGCAACTCTACGATCTTCGTGAGATGCTTGCCAAGAAAGAAACTGAGATTGCATGGATCAAACAAAACATTTGGCTTGTCAATGAAATGTATGATCGCGAGAATCGCGAAACACCATTGTTTGAAGAAATGTTCGGAGGTTGATGACAATGCGTTTAATTCTTGTTGCTTTCGTTGTTATCATTGGTGCAAACATTGGCATCAGTGCTGTTAACTCTGTTTCCAAAATGCAAGATACAAAAATGACTCGTCTTTGTCAATCAGTCCCAGTCGGTGCCAGTTATGATGAAATGTGCCGAGACTATCGATAGCCGGCCCTTTAAACTGTCTCTCTAGTATAACCACGTTTTCACCCACTATGCAAATTTCAAACTCCATCTGTGTCGTCGATTTCTTCCCTGAGGCATTCATTGCTGAGGCAGATGAGGTCAAAGGCATGAAAGTTGTCGTCAAGCGTTTCCAAAAGCGTGTGACATTCAATGCTAACGGTCTCAAGTCTTACAGCACTGTGACAGCACTCACAGCACGCAATGAGTGGGCGGAGCGTATTGCTGGCGGTGCTACGGTAACAGACTATCACACCGACAAGATGCCTCGCGAAGAGTATGCTCCCATGGCATGTTGTGGTTGATTAACTAACACTGAGGGCTGCACAGTATTCAGCGTAAGACCCTCCGAACATTTTCTCTTATCTAACAACCATGACCGAACTTGAAATCCAAGCAATTGAAGTCCTTGAAATCGTTGAAGATTCAGTAGAATATCTTTGCAAAGAAAATATGATCAGCGGAGAAACAGTTTGGACTATGGTTGCAGCTCTTGCTGATGCTAAACTAGCACAATTCCCTGACAATTAAATGTCACTTATTAAACAGTATCTACATTCAATTCAAACTCAACCAATGGCAGCACAGTTCTACACACTCAACATGCTCAAAGATCGTGTTGATAGTATGATCAAAGAACAGGGAGAAAATGCACCTGTTGCATGGTGGATCTTCACCAGCGAAGATGTTGTTAAGTATGATGATGAGGGTGATGAGGTAAGACAACCTGATGCAGTTTGTGGAGAAGTGTTATCTAACCTGCAAGAGTATGACCATATCTATGAAGCAATTGGTGATGCTATTGATACCGAACTCGGGGAGTGTGTATAATGAATGACTTAGAAGAACTTGAGCAACAACTGTATGATCTTTGTCGAAGAAATCCTGATATGTTAGCAACACTTGTGAGTGCATATTTACTTCGGTGTGATGAGGACGAGATTGAACAGATTGAAATTCTACTTGATGAAGAGCAAGTAAGTAACTAAAGCCGGCCCTGTAAAGTGTCCCTATAGTGTAAGAACCCAACCCACTTCAAAAAACCAAAATCATGAGAAAAATCGAATCCCAAATGTGTGATGCAATCCAGTCTAACAAAGATTGGAAGTCTGGTAACACTCAAGTCATTACAATTGAAGGTGTAAGTTTCGTTTATCTTCATGGCAATCAGATTGCAACTATCGATGAAGATAGCATGACAATCTATGATGGTGGCTGGCAGTCAGTTACAACTAAGTCACGATTGAATGCACTTTGTGATGAGTTCTGTGTTGCTGGCGAAGGAGTCTTCCAGAAGGATTTCGTCTGGTATGTAAGAAAGTTTGTCGGACAAGCAGGACAAAGTAAAGTCTTTAATGTTGATGATTTCACAAATGGTTATGTCTTTGCCTGATACTATGAAAGCATTTGCACGAACAAGATCACGTAAAGAACTTCTTTCCATTCACATGAAATTCATTCTCTTGGTTATTATCGGAGCCCTGCTTTGGAATAACAATTCAGCAAGACAATTCACATCAGAGAGTTTCAATAGTCTAGCAGAATTTATCGAACCTGAAACAGAATCAAAACCTTATGAAGGTATTTGGCCTGTTCCAAACTAAGAAAGATTCCGAGTCTTTCCGAGATACGCGAAGCGCCGATTTTTTTATCACTCTGTCATGAAGTATCAAATCGTTAAGTTCAAAGGTCGTTGGGTAAAAGTTTCTAATAAACTATCACCTCCGACTGAATGGGTTACTATCATCAACAAACCAAATCAAATTAATCAGCCGGCCCTGTAAAGCGTTCCTATAGTATGAACAACACTTCAAACAACCCTTACATCAATACCCTTATCGAAATGGGTTATGACAAACAAGACTGCGAAGTCACCTCAACAATGTTTCAAAAGAAAGAATTTCCTTGTGTGATTCATGGAAGGCAATTCGATACAGAAGAACAATACTATGAGGAACTTCATGAGTATATGAATGGTATGTGAGAGATAGTGAGAGGAAAGGGTTTGCCTCACACTTCACAGAAAGTCACCCGGTGTAGAGTAGATATAATGAGGTTATTATTGGTAAGTGGGTATACTGAGAGTAGGGGTGGTTCCCTACTCTTTTTTGTATCTATTAATACAAAAAGTATTCAAAAATCAATTAAAAATGGCTTTATAAATATGTTTCCGTTTTTTATTGTGTTTCTAACAAGTCTGTGGAAAAGGTATCATTTATCTGTGGAGAAAGGTATATTTCTGTGGATAAGTATGTATTCTAATGTCTCATAGATCTTGTACTTGTGTTCTTTTAAATGTGCTCAGGTCTTGTGATCTAAGCGAGCAGCTTATCACGACCGCGCAAAAATGTCAAGCACCCCGACATAAAATTTATAGGTATTACAACACAAAAAACATAAACGGACCTTATAAATACGGAGAGCATAGTTGACAATATCTCTTAGGTATCCTATACTAGAACATCACCACTCAAGAGCACAATCATGTCAGTTTCTTATAGTGTCGCACAAAAGAGTAAGTATCGCATCACTCTAGAGCTTGACGTGATGGAAGATTTTAATCCTCATCAGATTCGCTGGGAGGACCTATTTGAATTGGAAGGAAATGAGTCTGTCAATGCATACGTGGAGGACCTGCAAGTTCCGGAGCAGTGGTAACAGCCGGCCCCTCAAACTGTTCCTATAGTGTAGATACCAATCACACACAGACTATGACCACTGAACTGATGCTGTCCTTGATGAATCGTGCCGCTAATGGTAACGAACTCTTGGCACTGATTGACAGTTTCGCTGAGGATTATCAGCAGTCTAATTGATAGTCACACAGGGGTTGGCAACATAAGCCGGCCCCTCAAACTGTTCCTATAGTATAAGCACACAACCAACCTCATGACTATCACCACCGCACCCGAAACCTATAACGGCTGGACAAATTATGAGACGTGGAATGTTGCACTCTGGATCGGTAATGATGAATTTCTTTATAACACTGCCAAGGCATGTGTAGAGTACTGCGATGTTAATGACACGCCCTGGACTAAGTTTGTTCGTTGTATGACAGAGGGACAGATTGGCCGTTACTTAGGTGCAACTAGTGATGGCGTTTCTTGGGATGATTCTAACATTAATGCAGATGAAATGAATGAGATGATGATAGAACTCTGAGTGATATAGCAGGGGGGTTGACATCAGTGAGTCCCTCTGCTATTATACACTTAAGGGGCCAGTTGTGCGGCGGTTCGTTGTTGTTATTATGGGGGGCGTGATAAAAACGCTTAACTACCCTAACCTACAGAGGTGACAAAACGCGAGAGTAATACCAAGTTCAAAAAAAAATTCCCGTGGCCAAAAACGCCCCTCTAAGGTTTTCTAGATATTGTAAATTCATCAAAGGAGATATGACTGATAAGATCTACCACATCTATGCAAAGAATGAATGCTTATATAATAATCTAAGTGAATCACAATTTAATAAAACATGGAATACCCTCAAGGGGATGGTTGGTCTAATGCAGACTGATTATCAACTTGAGGATTTGTCATATGAGGAATGCAATCCATCTTCTATGGATATGCAAGAACAATCATACTAATATTGACACAGACTACATACTACGATAGAATTGAACTGAAGGTTATTTCAAACTATGGCTAAAGGATTTAAAGTTAAGACTGTTGCACCAAAGCAAAAAGGACCTGAATGGGATATTGATGCGATCAAGGAAAGGATGCGCGGTAAGGCAATTGTATTCTGTCTTCCTGGTCGTGGATGCTCATATACCTTTTTAAAGAATTTCGTACAACTGTGCTTTGATATGGTACAGAATGGAATGAGTATTCAGATCAGTCAAGATTACTCATCTATGGTAAACTTCGCCCGTTGTAAGGTTCTAGGTGCGAATGTACTTCGTGGATCAAAGCAAGTACCATGGGATGGTAAGTTAACATATGATTATCAGTTATGGATTGATAGTGATATTGTATTTGACACGAACAAGTTCTGGCAGCTTTGTGATTTATCTCTGAGTGAAGATGGTACAGAGCGTGAGATTACTGCTGGATGGTATGCCACAGAAGATGGACACACAACCTCTGTCGCACACTGGTTAGAAGAGGATGATTTCCGTAAGAATGGTGGAGTGATGAATCACGAGACTGTCGAATCCATCGGTAAGCGTAAGAAGCCTTTTACTGTTGATTATACAGGATTTGGATGGGTATTGATTAAGAATGGAGTCTTTGAGAATCTGGAATACCCTTGGTTTGCACCTAAGATGCAAGTCTTTGAGTCTGGCGAAGTACAGGACATGTGTGGTGAGGATGTCTCATTCTGTCTTGATGCCAAGGATGCAGACTATGAAATCTGGTGCGATCCTCGTATTCGTGTAGGTCATGAAAAAACTCGTGTCATCTAAGGTGCGATTTAATATTCTTTATGCAGGAGAGATCATTCACGAAAGTCTCTCCCATGAAGAATGTCTCGATGCAATGCAAGACCTTGCAGAACGTTATTATGAAAGTCCTTCAGAAGGTAAGGATATGTTTGATGCAAATTTAATCTCTATGGAGGAATGTTAAAATGGCAAGAATGTTTAGTGGTGGTATTGTTCCTTTTCAGAAAGCACCGCCGAAAAAGACTCGTCAAGGCCGCTCGGTAAACACAAAATTAGCAGCGAGCTCGCGTAATGGTAAAAAGAAAATCTATCGTGGACAAGGAAGAGGTTAAATAAGTAAAGTTACATTAATTCCTAATGGCTGCACTTATTTGTAACCTCCCCTCGGTTGAAGTATGGGTTCGTAAAGAATACCTTACTGATCATCAATCAGGGCACGGTGAATTTGTAAAGGGCGTCTGGGTATCGGCAAAGTCGATACCTGGGCGTGCTTTTTATTTTGAGACGTATTTGCCCGAATATGCGGCAATGTATGACAAACTACCTATAAGCGCGTTT